AGAAGATGAAGAAAGCACCTCTAATGGATCCTAACACTGGTAACTATAACTTAAAATATAACCAGCAAAATCTTCTAGAAGACTTCTTTATCCCGGTTCGTGGTAATGATACTTCTACAAAGATCGATACTACAAAAGGTTTAGATTATAACGGCATCGAAGACGTTGCTTACTTCCGTGAGAAGTTGTTTGCGGCTCTTAAGATACCTAAAGCTTTCATGGGCTATGAGAAAGATCTAACTGGTAAAGCAACACTTGCTGCTGAAGATATTCGTTTTGCTAGAACTATTGAAAGGCTACAACGTATTATCATTAGTGAACTAACTAAGATTGCTCTTGTGCATCTATATTCACATGGCTATACTAATGAGAGTGCTGCTAACTTTACGTTGACACTAACTAATCCATCTATTATTTACGATCAAGAAAGGATTGCTCTTTTCAAAGAGAAGATTGATCTTGCTAAACAAGCAATGGAAGGATCACTTTTACCTCGTGACTTTATCTATGACAAGATCTTCCACTTCTCAGAAGACCAATATGCTGAGCTAGAAGACATGATCATTGAAGACAAGAAGCGTGAGTTCAGATATGCTCAGATCCAAGAAGAAGGAAATGACCCAGCAGAATCTGGCCAGGCTTACGGAACACCTCATCAGATTGCTAGCTTGTATGGTGGAAAAGAAGACTCTGTCTTGAATGTACCACAAGGATATGATGAGAAGCAAACAGGGCCAGGCCGTCCTAAAACACAAACTTCTATCATTTCAACAGATGGTTCAGCATTTGGTCGCGATCCTCTAGGAGCTGCTGCCTATAATAAAGATGCTGAAACTGGTGAAAATAGCTTGAAGCCTAACTACAAAGGAGGAAGCCCACTAGCTCTTGAATCTACAATGAGCGAGTTCTTGAAGAATAAGAATTCTCTAGATGCTATGTTCAATAAGAAAAAAGGTAGAAAGGTTAATCTATTTGAAGAGTCAGATCTTCTAAGTGAAGACAATATTAAGGAGGGTTTAGATTAATATATAGATATTTATTACTAGTCGACTTGTAAAAAAATTATGGCAATAAAACACAGCAAATATCGTAATACCGGTATTTTATTTGAACTGCTAGTTAGACAGACGACTTCTGATCTCCTGAACAATCAGGATTCAAAGGCAGTTAAAATCTTAAAAAAGTATTTCACCAATACAGAATTAGGAAAGGAATACAGTCTTTATAGCACTTTCTCAGCTAGCCCAAAGCTAAATGAAGCCAAGGCTGAGATCTTAATTTCAACCATTGTTGAGCAGTACAAGAAGCTAGACCTTGAAAAGATAGCCAAACTTAAGTATAATTTGATTAAAGAGATCAAAAAGAACTACGATCTAGAGAACTTCTTTAAAGCTAAGATCGATAATTACAAGCCGTTTGCTTCTATTTATACTATTTTTGAAAGCCAGAATACAAAATCAGTCGATACCAAGCAGCTTATTCTAAATAAAATTACTCTTCTTGAGCATTTAACTGCAAAAGATCTTTCTAATTCTAAGGCATCTAAGTCTCTAGTAGAAGAGTTTATGAAAGAGGACAAAGAGATTCGTCTTCTCACCTATAAAATCCTAGTAGAGAAGTTTAACAACAAATACCAAGGAATGTCAGAAAGACAAAAAGATGTGCTAAAAGAGTATATCACTAATATTTCAGACACAAAAAACCTTAAGCTATATCTTAATGGTCAACTAGATCAAATTAAGAATGAGCTTACCGAACTTAAAGAGACTTCTACTGATGCTGTGGTTAAGATCAAACTAGAAGAGGTGATCAAGTTCATTAGTCCAATCAAAGAAAATCAATCTATTAAAGACGAGGTTATAACTGGAATTCTACAATATTTCGATCTAATCGATGAGCTTAAAAAAGGCTAATAGTGAATAAGAAGTTTAACAACCAGTTTGCTACACAGAAACTACGTCAAGAAACTAGCGCTACTAATTTTGGAGGTGCTACCTTTACTCCTGGTACAGGTGAACAAATGGCTACTAACAAAGCCTTCAAGAAAAAAGCAAAGAAAGAAGTTAAAGATGTAGAACCTAAGCTAGCCGCAGGCAAAGCTAAGATCTATATGAAAGATAAATGGGGTTGGAAAGATGCTCCATCTATACCTAACCGTCCATCAAAAGGCGGTTTTATCTACAAGCAATTGTATGAAGAGCTATCTCAGTTTGTTAAAGAGAATGAGTCTGTAGATGAAGTATTAACTCAAGATGATTATAAGAAAGCAACTGAGCTTCTAAATAAGATAAAAGATAAAAGTAGCCGCATATATAATGCACTACTACATATAATGATTGATCCTACTCCTTATAGCCTTGAAAAAGAACTAGGAAAAGATATTGAAGCAGCAGGTCTTAACGAAAATTATTCTAGATTCAAGACTGAAACTAAGACCAGAAACGAAGCTGATCAATTCCATCAAGCAGTTCGTGCTGTTAAGAAGAAGGTACAAGAGATCAATCGTCTATTTGAATATGTAAGCCGTCTAAAAGAAGAGCTATCTGAAGGCAAAGACGGCCTTAAATATAAAATGCACACAGAAAAAGCCCTTGCCAAAATCAAGGACATGGTTAATGAACTCAACAAAAACATTAAAAAGTTTAAGTAAGTCATGGCAAAAGCAAAAGGTGGCGGAGGTAATCAAAAAGTTACATTCGGCAAAAGAAAAAAAGGAAAAGCACACAAATCTTGGAATAAAAACGATAGAACAGAAAGAAACTATCGTGGACAAGGAAGATAAATATTTATTAGTATGACAACTGCAAAGCTATATCGTAAGTTTAAGGCTGGAGAAATCAGCCGTGACCGCTTCTTATATGAAGTACGCCGTGATACCAACTTGCCTTGGATCACTAACACTACATCTTTTGATGATGCTGTTAAGATCTTGAAGAACAAGAGTATCATTTCTGAATTAGATCAAAATGTAAAGACTGACCCTGCAGTTGATCGTGTAAACCCTTACTTCTTGAAGAAAGGTGTTGAGAAACTCCTAGCTAAAGAGAAAGAGTTAACTAACGACTCATACAAGCTTGCCCTCAATAAGGCTGCTAAAATGCTAGCCAAAAATCCTCATGCATTTGATCAAGACATGATTCATAATGCTAATGAGGTTGAAAAGAAAGATGCCAAGCTTCAAACCAAAGAAGTTAAAAAAGGAGACCTTAACGACACAGCTAACGAAATGAAGAAGGTTAAGGTACAAGATAAGACTAAGAAAGCTAAAAAGGCTAAGACTCTAAAAGAAGCTGCTCTAGATGAGTTGACTTCTTCTCTTAAAAAAAAAGAGTCGATTAACGAAGACTCTCACTACAAGCACAATGTAGGATCTGAGATCCACACACCTGATGGACCTGGCAGAATCAAAGAGATAGTAGGCTCAACATTTACTATTGAAATGGAAGATGGCTCATTGAGAGACTATCAGATCAATGTAATTGATAAAGCCATTGAGAAGCACCAAGAAAAGCAAGCAGCTGATACTGCCGCTCAACATGGAATTACACCAGAAGAACCTAAAACAACAATGGAACTCCCAGGAACTACTCCTAAAAAAGTAGGCTTTGATAAACAATCAGCTCTTCAAAAGCTAAAAGGCATGATGGAAAAGAAAAAAGATGATAAACCTTTCTTAACCAAAATGAAAGATAAGTTAAAAAAATTGAAAGAGTTTATGTCTGATGAAGAGATAGATGCGGCAAAAAAGCAAGGAGATGTAATTAATGTTCCTTCTTCTGCAACTGCAGATATTGCAAAATTAAGAAATAAAAAAGCAAATTTTTCTACATATAAAGGATAATATGTCAAAGCAACTCTTAATAGAATATAGTGCGTTCCAACCACTACCACAATCTTTGACTGAAGCAAAACGTCTTGCTAATGGCAACATGGTTGTATCTGGCCTTGTTCAAGCAACAGATAAGCCTAATGCTAATAGAAGGATCTATCCTTATCCAATATTAAAACAGCAAGTTGAGAAGTACATAGCTGGCCCAATTGCTGAGAACAGAGCTTTAGGTGAATTAGATCACCCTGAGTCGTCTGTAATTAACCTTAAGAATGTTAGCCATAATATTGTTAGACTATATTGGAATGGCAAAGACTTGTATGGAGATGTTGAGATACTACCTACACCATCAGGAAACATTCTAAGAGAGTTGTTTAAGAATAATATTACTGTAGGCATCTCTTCAAGAGCTATGGGTTCAGTTACACCAATCGGTGAAGGACTAGTTCAAGTTGAAGATGATCTTGATCTTATTTGTTGGGACTTTGTATCTACACCATCTACTTATGGTGCTTATATGAAGCCTGTAGGAGGCCTAAGAGAATCAAAAGATTATAATATTCAGTCAAAGAGCTCAAGAGTTCACGAACTTATTTCTGACATTATTTGTTCTCAGTCTGGTGTTTGCTGCATAAGCAACTAAAAATATTTCCAAGTTTACGTATTTTTAAGTAAATACTAGATATTTATTGCATATGCGAGACTTTCTAATATCTCGCTAATGTATTTCAATCCTTATATTGCTTTCTACACTTAATAAGCAATCCCCGAAACACTTTTATTGAAATGAGCAATCTTTATCAAGATGCCATTCTCGATGCTAAAGCACTTCGCGCTTCTGCTATGGCTAATGCCAAAGCTGCACTAGAAGAAGCTTTCGAGCCAAAGATCCAAGAAATGCTTCGTTTGAAGCTTTCTGAAGAGTTGGACGAAGTTGAAGAACTAGAAGAAGAGCAAGTTGAAGAAGCTAAAGAAGGTATCGAAGAAGAAAAAGATGCTGTAGAAGAAGTAAAACATGATGAAGTTAAAGAAGAGTATTCTGAAGACGGAAACATGGAAGAAAACTACGACATCAATGAGGCCGAGCTAGAAGAGATTCTTGCTCAACTCGAAGAGCTTACTGCCACTGAAGCTGATCAACCAGAAATGGAAGAGAAAAAAGAGGTAGAGATGGAAGAAGCTGAGCAATTGGCTGAAAACATCGAAGAAAATCTAGATGAAAAAGAAGAAGAGGAAGAAGAGGAAGAGGAAGAAGAGGGCGCTGAAGAAGCTGAAGTTGTTGATGATGAGACTAAAGTGATTGATATCACTCTAGGAGATCTAAAGCAAGTTCTACAGTCTGTAATGGCTGGACAAGCTGATATGGGTATGCCATCTGACGAAGCCGATTCTGATTCTGAAGCTGAAGCTGAAGTAACTCTAGAAGAAATCTTAGCTGAACTCGAAGCTGAAGGTATGGAAGATGCTGCCCACCGTGACCCAGGTCATGAAGCCGGAAAGCAAAAGCCAGCTTACCCAGAGCTAGAAGAGAAGAAAGCTAAAGAAGATGATGACGACAAAAAGAAAATGGAAGAAGAGCTTGAAGAAGCTAAAACAACCATTGAAAAAATGCGTCAAGACCTTCAAGAGGTTAATTTGCTTAACGCAAAGTATCTCTACATGAACAAGTTGTTCAAGTCTAAGTCACTTAGTGAGTCTCAAAAAGTTAAAGTAATCAATGCTCTTGATCGTGCTACTAACGTAAACGAAGTTAAGAACACTTACGAAACTTTGAAAGAGTCTTTCAATGAGACTAAGAAAGCTCAACTTAAAGAATCAATTGGTTTTGCCTCACAAGCAGCTGGTGTTGCTCCAAAAGCTAATATCGTGGACGCTGATCCATTTATTAACCGTTGGCAGACACTTGCTGGAATTAAAAAGTAATCAATTCTTAAAACAAACATTTATTCAAAATGGCAAACTTAGTTCAATCCCTTTTGACTGAATCCGCTCAAACAGCTTTCTCTGACCAACATGGTGTTGCTCAGAAACTTGCTAAGAAGTGGTCAAAGTCTGGTCTTCTTGAAGGCCTACAAGATTACGACGCTAATAACATGTCTGTAATTCTTGAAAACCAAGCTAAGCAACTTGTCGTTGAATCTACTACAACTAACGGTAACCTTAATACCGGTGGTGCTACCTTTACCCCAGGTACTGGTGAGCAGTGGGCCGGTGTTGCTCTTCCACTAGTTCGTAAGATCTTCGGACAAATCGCTTCTAAAGAGTTCGTTAGCGTACAGCCAATGAACCTTCCAGCTGGTCTAGTATTTTATCTAGACTTCCAGTACGGTAATACAAAACCACCATTCGCTGCTGGTGATTCTATTTACGGTACTCCAAGTGCTAACTTCGGTAACCTTGCTCAAGGCGCTCTTTATGGTGCTGGCCGCTTCGGTTATTCTTTGAACCAGTTCAGCGCTTCTGTAGTTATCCTTTCTTCTTCTGTTAATATCCCAGCTGCTACTTATGCTGAAGTAGATTTCAATTCTGATTTCTCTTCTTCTGTTGTTGCTGGTACTATCAAGAAGTTGAGTGTTCCTACATCTTCTCTTAGCGGAAGCTTGAATATTGATGGCGTACGCGCTTTCACTATCACTTCTGGTGCTATCGCTGTTGCTGATACTCTTCAGCAATTCACTAAGTTGAACGGTGCTAATGTTGATTTCTTCGTAACTGCATCTACTGCAGAATTCGCTGCAACATCTTCATTGACTGTTTTCTACAACAAGGCTACTGATTTCAATAGCCGTGGTGATTTTGAAGATCGTTCTGGTCTTCCATCTGTACCAAACAGTTTGTCTGCTACTTCAATCGTTATCCCAGAGATCAACGTACAAATGAAGAGCCAAACTATCTCTGCTAAAACTCGTAAGTTGAAAGCACAATGGACACCTGAATTCGCTCAGGACCTTAATGCTTATCATAGCTTGGATGCTGAAGCTGAATTGACTGGTCTACTTTCTGAGCACATCTCTCTTGAGATCGACCTCGAAATTCTTGACATGTTGATCCAGAACGCTCCAACTATCGAGTACTGGTCTGCTAAGGTGGCTACCACTGTAAATTCTACTGGTGCAGGTAGTACTACTACCGATGGTACTGGTGTTTACTACACTCAGATGAGCTGGTTCCAAACTCTTGGAATTAAGCTTCAGAAGGTGTCTAACATCATCCATCAGCGTACTCTACGCGGTGGTGCTAACTTCATGGTTGTTTCTCCAACTGTAGCTACAATTCTTGAGTCTATACCAGGATTTGCTGCTGATACAGACGGAGCCGCTGACACTATGAAGTATGCCTTCGGTGTACAGAAGATCGGTCAGTTGAACAGCCGTTACAAGGTTTACAAGAACCCATACATGCTCGAGAACACAATCCTTCTTGGATTCCGTGGTAACCAATTCCTTGAGTGTGGTGCTGTTTACTCTCCATACGTTCCGTTGATCATGACTCCACTAGTGTACGATCCAAATACCTTCACTCCACGTAAGGGTATCATGACTCGTTACGCTATGACTATGGTACGTCCTGAAT